GCAGGAATTGGCGTCGCCGCGCCAGGTCGCGTCGGGCGCGTCGTAGACCAGCGTCTCGTCGCGGCCGGCGGCCACGCTGGCGCAGCCCGACGCGATCGAGGTTCCCGCGCCGGCGGTCAGCGTATCGGCCGCCGCGGCGTCGACGTTGGCGATGTCGATCCGCGCGCCGTTGACCATCCCGGTCGCGCTCGCCGCGGGCAGCGCGTCCGCCATCGCCGACCCCGCGTTTGACCGCCGCGTCTTCTTGAACAGATCCGCGGAGCCAAAGGCGTAACTCGCCCCGGCTTCCGTCTGCACTGGCAGCACCGCCTCGAGCGCGCCGGTGCCGGGATTGACGATCGAGACGCCGAACCCGCCCAGCGCCGCGACCGGAATGGTCAGCGCGCAGGTCGCCGCCACGGCGGCGTTGCCGTACAGGAAGCCCGTGCACGCGGTGAAGATCGGGTTCTGGGCGAAGGTCTGCGGCTGGGTCCACGTGTTGGCGTCGAGCAGCGTGGCGACGCTTTCGAGGATCTGCAGCACCAACGCGTTGAGCCGCGCCGGCGTGATGCACTCCGGCGCGCCGGGCGGGCATTGGGCGAGCGTGGCGTTGTCGTCGGCGATCAACGCCGCGCGCGATTCCTGCGCCGGCGCCGGCGCGACAGGCGCGGCGGCGAGCGCCAAGGCAACGAGGATCGAGACGGCTCGGCGATGCATGGGGCTTTTCCTGGGGCGGCCGGCGGGCGACTCAGCGCGCCCGACGCGGGAGTCTGGGCGAGGATGGTTCAATCAAGCCGTGCGCATCAACGTCGTCAGCGTCGTATAGACGCTCGTCGTCGGCCCGGAGGTAATGCCGCTGATCAGGCCGCCGAGCGTCAGGCACTGCGAGGCGACGACCGTCCACACCTGGCCGTTGGGGATGTAAGCAGTGTTTGAGTTGAACGCCGAATAGGTCGCGGCGACGTTGCCGGCCGCCGACGTGAACGTCGCCCCGATCGTGTCGGGCCGCGGCTGAATGGTGTTGGCGCCCACCGCCTGCACGATCGTTCCGATCGCCAGCGCCTGGCCGCTGGCGTTGCGCGCCGCCCCCAGCTGCTCCGGGGTGATGAAACCCGGCGCGGATCCTACGGTCGCGCCGGCCGCGGCCTCCGCGTTTGTCGCCACGCGTCCGACCCCGCGCGCCGTCGTCGTCGCGACGCGCCCCGGCGCGCTGAGCAGGACCCACGCCGAGCCTGTGCAATAGATCAGACCCGGCGCGCCGGCCGGCCAGTCGCCGGCGACAAACGCCGAGCCGTCCGCCCAAGTCAGCGACGCGGGGCCGAGGCCGGAGACGTTGATGGTCGCCGCGGCGGTGAGCGCATTAGCCGGCGCCACCCACAACCGCACGCCCCTCTTGTATTCGAGCAAGGCCGGCGTCGGATTGACCACCAGCGCGTTGACCGCGCCGGCGTCGACGCCGACGTTCGGCTGGCCGCGCTGAATGAGCTGCAGCACGGCGCTGAGCAGGCCGGCGTCGGAATAGGCGTCGGGATTGACCGCCGCGCCGGAGATCAGCGCGCCCGCGCCGCGCCACAGCGCGCGCATATTGGCGATCCAGCGATTCAAGGTGTTGGCGGTAAGCTGCGTTCCGTCCTGCGCGGTTGAGCTCGAGCACGGCGCAAACCAGGTGTCGAGGGCGTTGAACGAGGTCGAGTCGGTCGGCCGCTGCGTCGCCGCATTGGTTCCGTCGGACGGTCCGAGATTGTCGGTCATCTAGATTTCCTCGAACGAGTAGACGATTTCGGCGTGCGCCGGCGCGACCCGCGCGAGCAGGCACTGAAGCCCGGTGATGTCGGGCTCTTCGACCGGCGGCGAGGTCAGCGACGGGATGCAGGTCAGCGACGCGCCGGCGTAGATCCGGCCGGCGAGAAACGGCGCGATCGCGATCGCCGTCGGCGCCGGGGCGACCTCGGTCGGCGCCGCGACCAGCACGGTGATTTCCAGCACCCCGGCGGTCGCGCCGGCGCGGGCGGGCGGCCCGGGATAAGGGCAGATCGAGCCGGCGCCGCTCGCCCAGATGCAATTCGCCGAAGCCGTCGCCGCGACGACGACGTCGCTATAAACGCCGCAAACGATGTCCCATCCGCGCCGCGCCGCGAGCTGCTCGTAATAGGCGCAGCTCATGCCGCCGCTGGCGGCGATCTTGGCGCAGGCGTCGGGGAACGGGTCGCAGCCGTCGTCGACGTCGTATTCCTCCGCCCACCACTTCGCCGTGATGACCGCGGTCGAGCAGAAGAACTCGGGAATCAGGGCGCAGATCGCCGCGTGCAGCGCCGCGAACATCGACGCCAGCGCCGCGGTCCAGGCGTAGATGATTCCGCCCGGCTCGCGCGCCGGACCGCCCTCGCCCCACGCCCGCCCGCGCGGCAGCAGCGCCAGGTATTGCGGGATCAACTGCGCCTGCGTCGGGCAGATGTCCTGGGCGAGAGAGGTCTGGCAGCTCATGAGGCCTCGCGGGCGCGTTCGCGGAAGGGCCAACCGCGACAGCGCCATTTTACGCTGGCGCGCCCCTTCATGTGATCGTCACCGTCCCCAGCGTTGGGATGCAGCCCTCGCTGATCGCCGTGTCGCTGGCCGCCACGTCGGCGCTGACCACGCCGGCCGCGTTGGCGACCGCCGCCTCGATCCAGTCGGCCATGAAGGTGAACGGCGAGGCGAGATAGGGCATGCCGGCGATCGCCGTATTGTTGCCCGAGACGCGGCCGAGCCGCTGGAAGGCGTCGGCGAGCTCGGCCCGGATCGCCGTCTGCACGCTGGTGGTGTTGGGATTCAGATTGGTGACCGCCACCGCGATCGGCGTCGGCGTCGGCGCGGCGACGGTGAGCGCGGCGTCGGCGGGCGCGAGCGCCTGCAACGCCGCGTTGACGACCGCGACATGGCCCGCGTCGGGCACGCCGCCGGCGCTGGCGAACAACGCGTCAAACAGCGGGAACACCCGCACCGTGCCCGGCCCGTTCCAAGTCCGCTCGACGAACACGCGGGTGACGCCGGCGAGCGCGCCGGCCCAGCTCACGTAATCGGACGGCGCGCCGCACTGCGGCGGATTGGCCTTGCGGAAGAGGATGCGGCCGCGATAGGTCGCCAGATCGCGCGTGCGCGGCGCGCCGTCGGGCTCGACGTCGGCGCCGCCGAAAAGACCATTGGAATCGACCGCCGCCGTCGCCCCCGCGGCGCCGTCGCCGGTGACGCCGGAGACGATGGTCATTGGCGTTCCGGCGGCGGTGTTGGAGGCCTGCCCCGCCGCGCCGGCGACCGCGACGCCGACCGACCCCGCCGCCGACAGCGTCGCCGCCGCCGTCGCCGCGAACAGCGCCCCGTCGCCGCGCTGGAATTGCGCCCCCGGCGCGATGGCGACGTCCGCCGTCGCCGTGACGACCACATTGCCGGTCGCCGCCTGCGCCAGCTTGCGCGGCAGGCTCAGCTCGGCGCCATGCATGTCGAGGTACTTGCCCTTGGCGAACAGCGCGAACGCCTGCCGGCCGACGAAGTCGAGCCGCTGGTAGACGCTCCATTGCGCCGCGCCCACCACCTTGGCCGACGGGCCGATGGTGTTGGGCCACAGCCAGGCGTTGAGGCCGGCGCACGCCGCCTGATAGGCCGCGCGCGCGGCTTGGAGGCAATCGGCGGGCGAGGGGAACCCGAAGACGTCGGCCATGGAGCCTCGTCGAAGGATCCTTCTCCCGCGCGCGGGAGAAGGCGGCGCGAAGCGCCGGATGAGGGGTCTTACCCAAAGTCGTAGGAAAAATTCTTGTCGAAGCTTCTCGGCGTCGCCCCTGCGTCGCTTTGCGCCCACAGATCGTCGAAGCGCCGGTCGTAGACCTTGGAGCCGTCGCGGCCGTAGATCTGCACCGCGAGGTTGACCTGGTTGAGCCCTGGTCCGATCGAGGCCTGCGCGTCGACGCGGGCGACCGAGTCCTGCGCCAGCATCGGCGCCAGCGCATCGAGGGCCAGAGACTGCGCCCATTGCGCCGTCTCCGACGTGACCACGCTGCGCTCGAGCAGCCACAACAGCGAGCCGAGCGGCGTTTCGCCGAGGTCGGTCCGCACGTCGATCCCGTCGCCCCACCAGCCGCGCGGATCGTTGGCCTCGATGTACTTCGCCAGGGGATGGTCGGGCGGGCAATAGCGATCGGTGAAGAGGCAGAGGATCACCGCCGTCTCGATCGCCTGGGTCGCCTGCAACCCGCCGACGTTCTGCGTCTCGGCCGGCCCCGCCAGGGCCCAATCAGCCGCCCCAGCGTCGACGTCCCAGACCGCGTCCCAGAACGGAACCGGCTGCGACTGGCAGCCCTCGTTGGCGCGCAGATTGACGGGGATGGCGGGCAAAGCAGCGATCCTTAGCGCGAAAGCCGTCAGAGAGCGCCGTCGACCTCTTGGAGAGCCTTTTGTTTCCGAGCCTTTGGGGCCGTCAAGGGCGCGGCTTCGCCGCGCCGCCTTCGGCGGGCGAAGCCCCTTGACAGCCCCAAAGGCTCGGAAGTCAGGTCATCCAAGCCCCTTGACAGCCCCAAAGGCTCGGAAGTCAGGTCATCCAAGAGGTCGACGGCGAGCCGCGCGCCGGCGCAGCGGCAAGAGGCGGGAGCGGGCGCCTCCCTCAGTTCACGTTCACCTTGGTCGCCAGGTTCGCCTCGTCGGCAAACCCGCCGGTGTCGACCGTCCCTTGCTTCGCCGCCGGAACGCCGGATCCCGCCTCGCCGCCGAGCGTCACCGCGCCGATCAGTTCGATCTCCGGCGCCACGAGCGAGATCTTGGCGGAATGGACGAGACGCATATTGGCTTGCACGATCGAGATCGCGTCGCCGTAGGCGTCGTAGAGCACCGTCCCGCCCGCGGGCGTGTTGGTCGGCCGCTTCGCCGGGTGCTCCACCCCCAGCGCGTGGGCGCGATCGAAGCCGCCCCCGAGCGCCAGAATCAACGCCTCCGCGCCAACCGGAGGGACGCTGGTGAGCCCGAAGTGCTGGCTGCGCACCGCCTCGCCGATCGTCTGCCCGGCGAGCCCGGTCAGCTTCAAAAGCTGCTGCGGCCCGGAGTCGTCGACGCTGGCGAGGATCGCCCGCAGGAGCTGCGAGCGGATGTTGGGGTCGTATCCGCTCATTGCGCCGCCGAATCGTCGAACGTCCACGGCGCGCCGGACTGGTTGACGCCGCCGCCCTGGCCGCCGTGCGCGCGCGGATCGACCAGGCTCATCACGCAGTAGGTTCCCTCGCTCTCCGCGCCGCCCTGCGTATAGACGACATGCTCGATCAGCATGTACTGGCAGAGATAGAGCGATGGCGCGACGACGTAGGCCGTGTCGCCCGGCGTCCACAGCGTCCCGCCGGCGTCGCGCCAGCCGCGGACGTGCGCGGTCGCGCGCACCCCCTCGCCCTCTTCCTTGTCGCGCCGCCGCTTGGCGCGCCTGAGTAGCCGCGGCCGGTCGGTGTGGCGGTCGTGGTGCAGGTGCAGCGGCCGGTAGCGCGGAACGGTCGAATTGTTGGCGACCGCATGGATCGCGATCGCCTGCGCGCCGCTGCCCTTGTAGGCCTGCCCGTGGAGGTTGACGATCGAATGCTGCGCCGAGACGTCGAAAGCGCCGTCGCCCTTCCAGATCCCGCCGAGGGCCGCCGCGCCCTCGACCAGCGGGCTCGCCTGGGCCCGGGCGGTCTCGCCGGCGCGGGTGATCTTGATCGACCCGTCCGCCTGCCCCGCCAGGGTCGCGCCCTCTTCCTCGCCTAGCGCCGCAAGCGCCTCCCACAGCGTGTGGCCGACGTTGGGCCGCCAGCGGTCGAAGCCGTCGGGCGAAAAGTCGGCGGAAAAGCCGATCCCGAAAGCGTCCTGATCCTGCGCCACCGCCAGCACGTTGGAATTGACGTAATCCGGCTTGGTGTGGTCGACGCTCGAGTCGACCGCGTCCTGGCCCTTGCTGCGCGCCGATACGGCGCAGGAATAATCCTTGTCGTCGAACTTCGGCGCGAGCCTGTCGACGTAGCCGGTGAACAAGAGGTCGCCGCCGGCCGTCGCGCTGATCGGCGACCCGGGCGGAAACGCCGCCGGCGCCTGCGGCGCGCCGAGGACGTCGGCGACGGTGAACGACAGCGTCCGCGCCGCGTCCTTCACCCCCGCGCCAATCTCGATCTTGCGGAAGGTCGAGACGTCGCCCCCGGCGCCGTGGACGACGACCTGCTCGAGCGCCATGGCTTCTCCTCGCGCCGCCGCCCTAAGTCGCCAACGCCTCGAACTGAGTCGGCATGAACTCGCACGTCGGGACGTCGTTGCGCGCGATCAGCTCGGCCGCCCGGGTCGGGTCCTGGTAGAGCCGCCAGGCCCACCACAACGCCGGCAGCGCCGCCGGCGACGACACCGTCAGCACTGGGATCGAGTTGATGATGGCCTGCGTCACATAGCTCACGCAGCGGTCGCGCATCGCCGTCAGCGCGCTCGCCGCGCCGATGTCGCGCGCGCCGCCGCACAAATCGAGCTCGCGCTCGAAGCGCTGCACGCAGTCGGCCCGCGCGGTGATGGCGTCGGCGCGGGTCGAGAAGGTCTCCGACACCAGCGCCTCGACATAGGCCGAAAGATAGACCATGCGCGCGAAACGGGCGACAATCTCGGAATTGGCGGCGTCGGTCGCCCGGTTCGGCGTCGCCACCGGCGAGGCCGCCGCGTCGGCGGCGAGGTCGGCCGTCTGGCCGAAGGCGGCGACCGCGTCGCCGGCGTCCATCGCCCCCGCGAGCCCGCAGGCGATGGCGATCAGCCCCTGCGACACGCTGGGGTCGACGCCCGTGTCTTGCGCGACCAGGAACGGAATCGCGTTATAGAGCGCGATCATCGCCGTCATCAGGCCGGCGACGCTCGCCGTCGTCGCCGCCGTCGACGCGCTCGGCGCCGGCCCGGTCGCCACCTTAACCGAAAACGCCGCCGCCTTGGCGGCGTCGACCGCGTTGGCGCTGAAGATCGCCTCGAGTTCGGCGACGATCGCCTGCAACCCGTCGACGACGTTGGCGGCGATCCAGGCCGGCCGGCTCACAGCGTTCCCTCCTTCCGCGCCTTCACAGCCCCACCGCGTTCAAGAACGCCGGCGCCGCCGCGCTCAACGCGTCGACCGCGTCAAACGCGAGCTGCGCCAGGAACTGCGTCGGCTGCAACGGCGAAGCGAGCCCCTCGCGCACGAAGCGCGCGGTGAAGCCGAACCGGCCCATCTTGTCGCGCTTGCGGTTGCGCTTGATCTCCTCGCACCGCGCCTGGATCGGCCCCTGCGCCGGCATCACCAGCGTGGCCGCGGTCGAGGTCGAGTCGCACGCGAGTTCGAGCGCCGTCATCTGCGAGTCCGAAACGTCGCCGATGAAGTAGCCGACGATCTCGATGTAGCGCGCCTTGCGCCCAAGGTCTTCGTTGAAAGGCTCGTCGACGCCGGCGTACGAACTGGTCGAGACCCGCCGTCCTGTGGTCGCCCCATCGTCTTCGACCCAGAAGGGGACTCCAGCGAAGCTCGCGGGCCACAGGGTCGCCGTCCAGTCGCGCATTCGCGGTTCCTCTGGTAAAATAGCGAAGACGGCCGCATCGGAGGAGTTTCATGAACCTCGATCTCGACATTGGCGTCCTCGTTCTGCTCGGCCTGATTCCGGCGAGCATCAAGTTCCAAAAAGGCTACCTGTTTTGGCTGAACTTCCTCGCCGGCGCAGCCTGTCTCCCGCTCGCCCTGTGGAACGCGGTCGTGTCGAAACCGAACGCCGCCGTTTTGCTGGCGCGCGCCGAGCGCGATGCGGCGGCGCGAGGCGAGGCGCGCTGCCCGGCCTGCCGCGAATTCATGCGCGCCGAGGCGACGATCTGCCCCCACTGCCGCACGGCGGTCCATGGCCGCGAGGCCGAAGCGCCGGGGGGCGCCCCCGCCGCGCGCTCTGCGCCCTCCCTGCGGCCCGAAGAGTCCCTCGCCGGGGCGCCGCTCAAGCAGCGCGCGCTTTAATGCCCGTGCGCCGGCCAGCGCCGCGGCGCCGCGTCGGTGTCCATGCGGCCGACATGCGCGGCGACGTTGCCTGAGGAGGCGGCGACCGCGTCGGCGATGAATTTCAGCAGCGAGTCGGTCTCGATCCGCACCGTCACGTTGACGTCGGCCTTCGACGCTGGGTCGAGCTCGACCTTGCCGGTGACGTCGATCGGCGCGTTCGACGGCAGCCCGGACAGCGCCAGTCCGCGCGACCGCTCGCGGTTCTCTTCGGCCGCCGCGTCGCCGTAGCGATAGCCGGCGTTCCACAGCGCGTGGTTGGCCGCAATTTCCGCGTCCCAATCCCGCTCGCTCTGGCGCGAGCCGATGACGCCGCTGAAATCGGGCGGACCGATCTCGATCCATTGCCGAGCGAGCGCATTCCAGCCGCCGACGTCCGCGCGAATATCGGCGGGGAGACGAGACGCGGCCTCGAGCGAAGGGAACAAGGTTTGCAAGGGGCGCGCCGCGAAATCAGCGGCGAACTTGGTGAAGAAATCGACCGGCATCGCCCTGCCGATCGCCTGCGTCAGCGTGTTCCACGCCCCCTTCGCCGCGGTCCCAGGGTCGGCTTGGGTGACCAGATCGGCCCCCTCGGTTCCCATCGCTCCTTTGACCAGGCCGATATCTCGCTCGATCTTCTGCGGCTGGTTGAGAAAAAGCGAGCCGAGTTGCGCCGCATACTGGTCGAGGATGCGCGTGATCACCGCGCCCCGCTCTTCCGGGCTGGTGATTCCATGCTCGGTCAGCGCGCGGTCGAGATAATCGCGCGACCACCTGTAGGGGTTGTGCTCCAACTCCTCCCATCCCTGGACATGCGCGCCGGGCGCGAGGCCCTTGATCGCGCCAGTCGAGGTGGTGAGGAGATCCTTTTCATCGACCAAGCCGAGCGCGGCGAGCTGCTTCAACGAGATCATCGACATGCGGCCGCCGACCATCTCGCGGCTGAAGTCGGCGAGCGCGCGGCCTCCTGACGAGCCGCGCAATTCTTGCGCCAGCGTCGGGCCGACGCCGATGACAAATTCGTCCGAGAGTTGCGGCGCCGCCTGGCGCGCGTATTTGAGCAGTTGATAATAATCGACCGGCGCGATGGTGTCGCTGAAGGCGTTCAAGCCTTTGGTCATGCCGTTGACCAGCCGCGTGAATTCTTCGATGTCCTGCGCCGCCCCCTTGATGTCGATGCCCTTGACGAGCTGCGCGAACTGCTCGTCGAGCGCGCGCTGATCGAGTTCCGGATGCGCCGCGCCGACGACCACGCGCGACTCGGCGACCGGCTCCAACACCTTCTTGGCGCTCTCGTAATCGCCGGTGGCGGCGCGGATGTCGCGCGCCAGGCCGAGCAGCGAGGCTTGCGACAGCGACGGATATTTCGCGCCGATTTCGCCCGCCAGCTTGTCGGCCTCGGCGATGTCTTGCTCCGACATGCCAGCGAGCTGCATGCGCACCTTCTCGTGCGCCTGCCCCGCCGCCTGCCTCCACCCGCCGGCGAGCGCGGCGATGCCGGTGATCATCGCGGCGAAGCTGGCGATATTTTCCAGCACGCCGCCGCCGCCGACCGGCAAGACCTTTCCCGGCTCGGCCGATCGCGTCTCGGCCGGAGAGGGAGCCGCCGCCGGCGGCGGCGTGACTCTGTTCACCGCCGCGACCTGCGCGTCGATCGCGCCGATCTGCGTTTGCAGCTTCTCGATCCGCGCCTGCACCGACGCGAACGCGGCGCCAGTTTCGTCCGCGGCGGCGATCACCAGGCGAGATTCGAGAACGGCCATTCGCTACCCCTTCGGCGCCGTTCCCGCCGCAAAGCGGTGCAGCGCGAGCATTTCCGAGATCGGCTTGGCGGCGGCGGCGTCGAGCGCGACCAGCCTCAGCTTGAAGACGAGGTCGGCGACGGCGGCGAGGAAGGCTTCGCCGCCGCCGCGAGGAAAAAACTGAGCAGCTTGTCCTTGACTGCCTGCGCGTCGGCAAGACTGAGCAGCGGCAGCAGCGCGCCCCGCGCTTCGTGAACAATGCAGCGTTCGAGGTATGCCTTGATCGCCCCTTCCTGCTCGACGAAATAGAAGCCGCCGTCGCGCATGCGCACCGCCAGGCGCGGCTCGCCGAGATCGAAGAAGTCCTGGCCGTTCGGCTCCCTCAACGTGATCGCGTCGACCTTCTTACCGAGCCAGGCGATCGGCGTCGCGAGCTTCACCTCTTTCGTCGCCATGGCTCACCCCGCCGTCGTCTTCTGGTAGCCGCCGACCGGGCACTGGCCGGTGACGCCGCTGACCAGGCCCTTCAGCCGGTCGATCTTCGCCCGGCCGATGAACTTCGCGCCGGTGAAGGTGTGGAGGACGCCGTTCGAGTCCTCGATCAGCGAGCAATTGTACGGCCCCCCGGACATGATCGCGTCCCACGGCTGCGAGATCGCCGTGACGCCATCGACCGAGTCGACGAATTCGAAGTCGAACGCCGGCCCCATCGGCTGATAGTAGCGGTCGAACGAGCCGTCCTGGTTGTGCTCGGCGTCGTATTTGCCGCCCGTCGGCTCGATGGCGACGCGCGCCCGGATGCGGAGCGGCGTCCCGTTGTAGGTGAAGCGGACGATGCCGCCGAAGTCGGCCATAGGAAGGCTCCTCTAAACCCCCTCTCCCGCTCGCGGGAGAGGGGTGGGGTGAGGGGAAGTCGAAGGACTGCGCGGCGCTTTCATCCACCCGCTTCGCCGCCGCCTTCTCCCGCTTGCGGGAGAAGCGATCACGCCGCCAGCGACTGCGGGTACTGCTGGTAGATCGTCGCGTTGGCGGCGAGGATGTCGAGGGGATTGACCCGCTCGAGCGGGCAGAACACGTCGACCCGATCGGGGTTGGCGGCGTTGATCTGCACGCTGAGCAGCGAGGCGAAGGTCGACGCGTCCTGGAACACGCCCTGATTGCAGAGCTGAGAATAGAGCGACACGAACCCCGCCTTGATGTCCGCCGGCGTCGCGATCGCGCCGAGGTTGCCGGGGTTGGAGTTCGCCAGCGCCTTCTGGCCGAACAGCGTCGCCAACCCGGCGCGCAGGAAGCTGAGGCCGCCCGAGCACTGGTACATCGCCTGGATGTCGCGAAACACCGTGTCCGGCTGGCCGCTCGAGCCCGTGCGATAGGTGGTGATCAGCTTGTCGACCCGCACCGAGCCGTCGGCGCCGACGCTCCAGGTCGACACCCCCGAGGACAACAGCGTGTTGCGGCCGGAATAGTTTGGCCACACTGAGCGGTCGCGCGGCGGCTCCAGGCCTTGCACCACCAGGCCGGTCTGATTGCGCGAGACGTTGCCGGTGACGCAATCCATCAGCCAGGTCGACACGCGCGCCGCGAAGCCGGCGATCCACAAATAGGAGCTGTGCGCCGTGCCCCTGGCGCCGGGCGCGATGCAGCCGAGGATGGTGGTGTGGCGGTCGTTCATCGTCAGGCCGAGCGTCGTCAGCGCGCTGAACGCGCCGAGGTTGGCGCACCAGCAGTGGCCATACGACTGGCGGCTCCACGCCCATCGCCCTGAGACGTCGCTGCCCCAGGCGGTGTAGGAGCCCAGCGACGTGCTGTCCGACCACGGGCAGACGACGAAGTCGGCCGGATCGTCGCCCAGCGCCGCCAGCGCCGCGGCGACGCCGGTCGGCGTGCCGACGCCGGCGGTGGCGACCGCGAGCGTCCACACGCCGGCCTGGGCGAAGACGTTGCCCTGGATCAGCGCGTCGACGTAGAAGTCGGTCTCGTTGAAGATCGCGCCCTTGTTGCGCGCAGTGATCGTGATCACCGCCGCCGCCGCGCTGGCGGTGATCGGCAGCATCGCCCGGGTCAGCGGATTGTAGTAGGCGTTGATCGCGGCGGCGACCGCCGCGGCGATGGTGGTCGGCGTGTCGGCCGCGCCGACCGAGATCTGGATCTTCTCGCCGCAGACCTTGAACGTGCCGACGCCGACGCCGCTGAACGAGCCGATCGTCAGCGTCCACGTCGCCGCCGTCAGCGCCGAGTCGTCGATCGCCATGATCCAGAACGGCGTCGCCGGCGCGTTCTGCGCGGCGATGCGATACATCTCGCGCAATTGAGAGCCCGGCCCGGCGTAGGCGTCGACCTGGTCCTGGCTGGCGACCGAGATCGGCTGATCGAGCGCCATCGATCCGGCCGCAGTCTTATGGCCGATCAGGATGAAGCGGTCGATCTGCGCGTATTGGCCGCCCGAGTTGACCTCGAAGGTGAAGATCGGCGAGACCAAGCCGGCGCCGGGGATGTTGTTGAAAAGGATCGAGTCGGCCATAGCGGGACTCCAGGGAGGGCGCGGGAAAGCGGCGCGGGAGAACGCGGCGGGAGGCGTCGCCCTTTCCCCGCGCGACGGGGAAAGGGTCAGGGCGAAGGGCGGGTCGGAAGAGCCGCGGCGCAATCAGCGCGCGGAGGGCGAGCCTTTGCTTGCCGCCGGCGGCGACGCCGCTTCTTCCTTCGGCGCGCGCACGAGCGACCCGCCGGCGAGCAGATGCCCATGGGCGATGACGTCGACCGTCTCATGCCCCGGATCTTCCGCGTTGTCGCCGAACAGCCGCCCTCCCCACGGCAGCTTGTGGGTCGGATCGGCGAGGCGGCAGCGGACGTAGCGGGTGGGATCGAGTTTCATCGTCGAGCCTCTATCCTGAGAGCGGAACGTCGCCGACCATGTCCGCATCGGAACCGGCCGCGTCGGTCGGCGCCGCGCCGCGGTCTAGGTTGGCGAGCACGCGGATGTCGGAAAGCGGCGTCAGCGCCGCGGGCTGGGCGACCAGCCCGGCGAGTTCGGCGCACAGCAGGGCGCCCGACGACGCGGGATCGAGCGCCTGCGCCACCCCCTGCAACGGTTGCGGCAGCAGCGCCAGCCCACTCGCCGGCGGCGCAGAGGGTTGCAGCGGCCACGCGGTGGCGGCGACGCGCAGCCTGAATTTCAGCGTGCGCGCGGCGATGCGCGCCGCCTTGTCGGCGTCGCGCTGGGGAACCGAATGGACGTGATGCAGCTCGCGCGCCACCTTGCGATAGGTCGCCGCGGTCGCCGCGTAACCCTGCGGGTCGAGGACGTAGCGCACTTGCGCTTCCAACAGATCTAGCGTCGCCTCGTGCTGGCGGTCGGTCAGCGGCGCGCCCAGAGCGCCGATGGTGGTCGTCCCGCCGCCGGGCTGCTCGACCGCCAGCGGTCCGGTCGCCGCGATCATCAGTTCGGCGACCAGCTCGACGATCTCCTTGTCGGCGGGATAGTCGCCCTCGACCGGCGAGGTCTCCTGCTCCTCGGTGTAGAGGATGACCAGCGGCTTGCCTTCGATCTTCTCGAGGAACGCCGTCCAGGCGTCCTCGCTGGCGACCGGGTCGACGCGCGAGTCGAACACCTCCGCGCCCGCCAGCGTCGGCCACGGCCCTGGGGGCGAAGCCGCGACCGACGCGTAAGGACACAGCGCCTCATAGGCGGCGAGGCGCAGCGCCAATCGGGAAAGCGACATTCCGGTCCTCGCAGCGCCGGCGCCCGCTCCCCTTCTCCCGCTTGCGGGAGAAGGTGGCGCGAAGCGCCGGATGAGGGGGCGCTGGACGAGCGCCCCGCGCCCCTACCCCTTCTCCCGCTTGCGGGAGAAGGTGGCGCGAAGCGCCGGATGAGGGGCCGCCGGACGAGCGCCCTACCCGATCTTGTTCAGATGCAGCCGCATCAGTCCGTTCGGCGTCGCGTACATCCGCGAGACGCGGAACGTCGCGCCGTCGGCGAGCCGTTGCAGGTGGTCCGCCGGCCCGATGACGAACGGCTGACCGAGCTCGCCCGACAGCCGCAGGATCTCCGCCGGCGACAGCTCGACGTAGGGCTGCCCCGACTCGACCCCCGGCCGCCGCGCCTGGCGCACGTCGTACGAGTTCGGCTCGAGCGGCTTCGCTTCCGGGTCGACGTAGACCGCGCGGAGCGTCGCGCTCGCCCGGCTCGGATCGGGAACGTCGGGCGCCGCCCGTTCCGCCGCCGCCGTGAACGGCGCGAAGGCGAACTCCTGCGCGAACTCCTCGTCGACCGCGCGCGAAGCCTCGAGGATCTCGCGCGCGAAGCGCGGCGCGTCCATCGGCGAGGCTCAGGCCCCGGCGCGACCGGAGGCGAGCGCCTGCGGCAGCGCGCAGACGTGCAGCGGATAGGTCATCACCTCGATGTCCGCCCACATGTCGCGTTCCTTGTCGCGTACGACCCAGGCGTACCGCTTCTGGCCGGGCGAATTGAGGAACTCGAACTTTTCCGCCGGTGCCCGCGCCACCTGGAAGATGCCGGCGTTGCGCGGGAAGAACTTGCAATGGGCGGTGTCGACCGCCACCGTCGAGGCGTCGTCGGTGCCGCGATAGTTGATGAACTCGATGTTCGCGAACTCGAACGGCGCGTAGGCGCCGCCGCCCGAAGCCGCCGCGCCCGATCCAGTGAACGCTTCGCCGATCAGATTGCGCAGCTCCGCCGCCGCCGGCCAGTTCTTGAAGGTCGAACGGACGTCGGGATGGGTGACCAACTGATCCCAGAAACTGTCGCCGCACAGGCCGACGATCTTGACGTTCGTGCCGCCGAGCCCGCGCAAATTGCGCGTGATCGCCCGCACCAGGCCGTTGCAGCTCAAGCGCACCGAGCCTTCGGTGCCGGCGGCGAAGTTGAACGCGACCTCGCTGATCGCCGACAATGCCTGCGCGCCGCTCGGCGCCGATCCGAATTCGGCCGTCCAGTCGTAGATCACGCTGCTGTCGGCGTCGAGCGTCTTGCCCAGCGTGACGACGTTGAGCCGATGGAATTCCTCG